TATGACGAGGGCTAAAGGTGTTCTTTATGAGGTGGATTTAGCATATCAAGCCGGGCAGAGGGTCTTTTATATGCCGGCAGAATGAAAATTACATAGCAGTATGATTGTATAGAGCCAGACGCTAAGACGCAGAGCCGTTTAAAGGAGGGCTTTATTTTTTATGTAGTTATTGAAATCATGGTTATTGTAACCACGGAGGAGAATAGTAAATGTTTTGCGTGATACAGGAAATAGAAGTAAAGAAGGTTCATGCCGGGGAACCGAAGGAAATAGAAGTTTATGAAACCACCTGGACTACCAACGATAAGAAGGAGTCAACCTGGGGGTGGCGCTACAGTGATGAACACTTTGACCGCCCTGTTAGAAAAGCATACCGAATTAGTATACATGAGAGTTACCGGGAGTCCGGGAAGGTCAAGAAAAAGCAGACTGTAATCTGTACTATCGAGTACTATTCTATTGTGGACTGTGGGAGCTGGATAGGGGACTATATCACTGGCTCCCGATGGAAGGATAAGGTGGAATCCATCGGGTTTCCAGAGGATGAACTTGTGGACCTGATTTATAAGAAATTCCAGCCTATCATAGACAGGGTAGAAGCAGAGTTCCAGCAGACAGAGGAATACAGGGCCAGGGAGGAGCACAGGCGCATCCTAATGGAACACAACCAGAGGGTGGAGGCTTTCAAAGAAAAGTATGATACCAGCGAGAGTGAATATAAGCACTGCTATGATGTGTTCGGGAACCTGCGCAACCTGGATGCCCTTAAGAAGGTCAAGGCAGATTATAAGGCAAAGAGAGACTATGAGCGCCGGAGCCAGAAAGAGAGCCGTAGTTATTATGAAAGATTCTTTAATAACTACAGCGGGAATAGTGGGAGTAGTTACGGTGGAAATATTTCTAATAACTACAATGAGGATAATAAGGCCATGCTTAAGAAGTTCTATCGCACCTTGTCAAAGGCATATCACCCGGACAGTAACTCAGGAATGGACACATCCGAAGAAATGAAGCTACTGAACCAGCTTAAAAGTGATTGGGGTGTGTAAATGTTGAAAAAATAGTTAATGTGACTACAAAATTTGGTCAGCATGGGGCGAATGTGCTGTTTGTTGATAAACAATACATTTCAATATTACACAAGAGAAGCATTGAAATAATAAAGACAAGGAGAATCAGAATGACTTATTACGAAAAAATTGTGACAGCAATTAAGACCAGGGAGGTGCTTGAAATGCCGCTTTTAAGCCTTGGGCTTATCCTGAAAACTGGCGGCATTGAGGCAGCGGGATATTTGGGGATGTGTTCTGACCGGATAGCAGAAGCAGAATTGATAGACGGGGAAGATGTGAGAATTGATTTTATAAATTTCCCTGATTTGTTGCTATCTGCTGATGGTGTGCGGACGTGCCGAGGAATACTAGAAAATTATGTGTCAGATGACATTATTTCGGACGCTTTTGAGGCATTATGCCATGAGGAAAGCATAAGGGCGGAAATAAGCATGTTTTCCGGGACATTACGGGAATTAGGAACGGCGGGCCTAGTAAAGATGTATGCCAGATGTAAAGATAATCAGATACGGAAACTTATAGCGGCAGAGGCTTACCATCGTTCCATTTTATCAAGTATTATAAGGCGGCTACGAAGCTTATTTTATGATGTGCTTGTCCATGTGAAATATCATAGACTGATTTCTGTGGTAGATATGGCGGTGAAAAATATTCGTAGTGAAACAAAATAGCCCCGCTGCCGAAGGTTGTTTCTCCTTTATCCACTATGAAACTAACCCAGTAATGGATACATCTTAGGAAATGAAACTGCTGAATCAGCTTAAGAATGATTGGGAGCTGTAGTTATTGAAAAAACAATTTCCATAACTACAAAGGGAGGCAATGTTTTTAGCTAATATGATTTCTATAACACAAAGAAAGTGGGTGAAAATATGGTTGTTATTGGAATAATGATTTTTGTGATAATTTGTGAACTGGCGGCGATTTATGAAAAGATGGAGGGTAAAAACAATGAATAAAATAGAAATGGTTGAAACGTGTTTGAGTGGCTGTATGAAGATTCTGGGAGAAACGCAAAATGATTTGCCGGGTGTTGCGGCAGGATGCATGGAAAAGGGAATGGAGTCAATATCCGGGTTTATGCAGAATACGGTGACAGAGGATAAAGCAAGATTAAAGAAAATGATAAACGGAGGTTATAGGAATGGCAAATATTAATTTTGATGATGGATTTGAAACATTTACAATCAATGGGGATTCCAACCGGGTTATAAAGATAAATCCAAAGGATGGAAACATCCTAATCCGATTTGATGAAGCTATGCGGGACTTAAAAAACGAATCGGAACGACTTTCAAGTATCAAAGTTAAGGCAGACGGAAGTCCTGTAGAGCAGGCAGGAATATCCCTGGAGGAAAGTACTTCCAGACTTGGGGAGTTTAACCAGCTCATCTGCAGCAAAATGGATTATGTATTTAATGCCGATGTAAGACAGGCTGCTTTTGGGAGACAGTCCCCGCTTTCCATTGTTGGTCCAGATAACCGCTTTCTGTTTGAGATATTCTTAGAGGCAGCTTTGGAAGCGGTTCGCGACAAGCTGGAGGCTGCAACAAAAGAAATGGAATCCCATGCAGGAAAGTATACAGGCCAGTACAAACAGGCAGTAGACAACGGGAGCAAGTACCCATTCCCTGTAAAGTAGGTGTTATATGAGTTCTGATGAAAAAATGATTGAAGCAATAAAAAAGATTTTGTCCAGGGGAAATATGGCAGAAATAAAAAAGCGAAAAAATGATGTGATTATCCTGGAGGTAGAAAAGAAAATTACATATCAAACTAATAGATAGAGTGGTATCTGTTAAAGGCTAAATGGAGCCGGGAATTTTGCGATATATGCAAGATTTCCGGCTTTTTCTGTCTCTTAGGAAGTGAGGAACTGGGATATTGAAAGCAGATGGAAATATTGTTATTGATACAAAAATCAATTCAGATGGGATGCAGCGTGGTATATCAGAAATTAAAGGCTCCATGACAAAGCTGGGGGGAATAGTGAAGGGCATCGGTAAGGCCATCATTACCGCTTTTGCGATAAAACAGATTGTGCAGTTCGGTAAAGAATGTTTGGAACTGGGGTCCGATTTGGCAGAGGTACAAAACGTTGTAGATGTGACTTTTCCCGGCATGACAAAACAGGTGGATGATTTCGCAAAGGCGGCGGCTGATTCCTTTGGACTTTCTGAGACAATGGCGAAAAAATATGTCGGTACGTTCGGGGCAATGTCTAAATCCTTTGGTTATTCAGAAAACGCGGCCTATGATATGGCTACGGCATTAACCGGGTTAACAGGTGATGTCGCAAGTTTCTATAACTTGTCGCAGGAAGAAGCATATACAAAATTAAAATCTGTGTTCACGGGCGAGACGGAATCGCTTAAGGAATTAGGCGTTGTCATGACGCAAAGTGCATTAGACCAATATGCCCTTGCAAATGGTTTCGGAAAAACCACTAATAAAATGACGGAGCAGGAAAAGGTTGCCTTACGCTTGCAATTTGTACAGAACCAGCTTTCAGCGGCAAGCGGTGATTTTGCCCGTACATCGGATTCATGGGCGAACCAGGTAAGGATTTTTCAGTTAAGATTACAGTCTTTAAAGGCTACGATTGGACAAGGGCTTATAAACCTGTTTACGCCTATTATAAAGGCCATAAATGTATTCCTTGAACGGTTATCAACGGCAACCACGGCATTTAAGAATTTTACGGAAACGGTAATGGGTAAGAAATCTGTAAATAGCGGAGCTGCACAAGCGGCAGGAGAAATGGCAGAGGTACAGGTTGGATATGAGGGCGCGGCTGATGGTGCGGAGGACTTTGCAGACGGGGTAAAGGACGCGGGCAAACAGGTAAAGAAATCATTAGCACCCTTTGATAACCTAATACAGATTCAGCGTGATGCAGAGGAAGGTTCTGAAAATACAGGAGATAGCAGTATAATGCCGCCGGGCCTGTCCCCTGATGAACAGCAGACAGAATCACCGTTTCTAAATAATGTCATGGAAACCCTGGAGGCAATCAAACAAAGGCTGATTGAGATAGAGGGAATCTTTCAATCGGGGTTCTGGCAAGGGCTGGGGGATTACAAACCTGTCCTGGATTCAATAAAGACAAACATAGCAAGTATTGGCGATAGTCTGAAAGATATTTTTACGGACCAGGGCGTTATGTCGGCCTTTAATACCATGTTGGATACTATATCCTACAACCTGGGAAGAACTGCCGGGGCGTTTGTCAGTGTTGGACTGACAATAGCTGATAATCTGACCGGGGGAATAGCATTATATCTTGAAAGTGCAAAAGGCAGAATCAGGGGTTATCTGATAAGTATGTTTGATATCACATCAGAAATCAGTACCATAGGCGCTGATTTTGCGGTAGCGGTAGCGGATATTTTTTCAGTGTTCAGAAGCGATACAGCAAAGCAAATCACGGCTGATATTATAGCAATCTATGCAGATATATTCATGGGAATTACCGAATTGTCAGCAAAGTTGTTCAGGGATGTGTTGGACACGATTCTTACCCCATTTGTAGAGAACAAAGATAAGATAAAAGAATCTCTTGCAAATACGATGGAGCCAATAAAAACCGTCCTTGATTCTATTTCACAGGGTATAACTGAGACATTCGAGAATTTAAACAAGATGTATGACGAGCATATTGCTCCGCTGTTTGAATCTATTAAGAATGGGCTATCTGAAATCCTGGAGAATCTGCTGGATGGTTATAACAAGTACATTGCCCCAACCCTTCAAAAACTGGCAGATAAATTTTCAGAAGTATATGATGGAACGATACAGCCGCTTATCAATAAAATCATTGAACTGATGGGTAAAGTTGCAGATTTAATCAAGGTGATATGGGATGAATATTTAAAGCCCTTGCTTAGTTGGATATCTTCCAACATACTGCCCGTTGTTGCCCCTATACTGGAGACAATAGGCACGTACCTGTTTAACCTGATTGACACGGCGGCATCTGTTTTGGATGGGCTGATAACGGCCTTTTCTGGAATTATAGATTTCCTGACAGGTGTATTTTCTGGAGATTGGGAAAAAGCATGGGAAGGTATCAAGGAAATATTTGGAGGCGTTATTGATGCCATAATGGGCCTTGTGGAAGGTCTGATAACGTCACTAGGCGATTTTATTAGTGGAGGGTTAGAAAGTATTGGCGCAATCATAGAAACGGCGCTAAACGGCCTTTTAGGGGCGGTAGAGGAAGCATGGAAGCGTATTTCCAGTACCGTCAAGGGATTATGGGATGCTTTAAAGGGGGATGCACAGAACATATTTGAAGGAATCGGACAGGCGATAGAATCAGTGTGGGATTCTGTAATGAATAAGACTACAGAAATATGGAACAGTATTGTGACGGTAATCAAGAATACGATAGCGAAGATTGTTTCTGGTATCGAGGGCATGGTAAATTCGGTGGTATCCGGGATAAACAAAATTATCGAGGCAATCAATAGGGTAATGGATAAGGTGGGAATTGCAATACCTACCATTCCTAATTTGAACCTATCAGGCAAAACCGGTTATCCGGCCTCTGCCTATGCAGCTATCCCCTATAAAATGCCAATGCTTGCAACCGGTACAGTAGTACCACCGCGGGCAGGAATGTTTGCAGCTATTTTGGGAGATAACCCAAAGGAGCCGGAAGTGGTATCTCCTTTATCAACTATGAAGCAAGCTCTTAAGGAAGCGCTGGCAGAAAGCAATATATCCAGTGGAAACCAGATTGCTAAAGCAGAGCTAATACTTGATGGTACAAGATTTGGTCAGCTTGTAGTTAAATTTGGAAACAACGAAAAGAATCGTGTTGGCGTAAGAATGGTAACGGAAGGAAGTGTATAAAAAATCCCGCTGTCGTTTTTAGATGGGTGATGGCAGCGGGAAAGTCACATTGCTTTAATTATATCAGAAGGATGGTGTATAAGCAATGAGGACAAGGGACAAGAACTTAAGCGATTACGGAATAGATTGCGGCCGGGCGGCTGAATTAATGGAACTTGCCAGACTGGAAGAAAATAAAGGCTTAATATGCAAAGCGGCTGATTTAAGTAATCCAGGACTATCTGCATTTATTATTGAATCTCTCACACAAAAAAGAGGGTATGACCGTATTTATATTAAATCGTATATTCCCGCTAAACGTGATGATTTTTACGCATACCGCAGGAAAGCATTAGCATTGTTTAGTCTACTTCTGGAAGGGAAAACGCCTATAATACCGAGGGACAGGAGGATACAGAGAAATTCACGCATAGCTAGTTAAAATGGCAGGAAAGGGCATTCTGATGCGTTCTATAGGGTATGGATGGCTAATGTCTGCTTACGGAAACTTACGCTTGCACAGTATAGGAACCTGCTAAAACCTGCCATTTTTACAATATCCCCCTAAATAACCCTAAATCCATAAACATTATGTATACGGATCACCGACCACCAAATGGTTGTCGTTCAATAAAACCTTAGAAAACCTTAGTATTATGTTTATAGCAGAACGAAAATCAATCGTTTTAAAGAAAATGTTGACGTTGTTGACTTAGTGCAATGTGCTTGTGCCATAAGCACGTCAGAAAACGGACGTATCGGTGAGGGCGATACGTTGGAACTGCTCTTATCGTTGGGCTATGCAAAGCAGTCCATCACCCAGGCCGAACACATCTGCATATTATCGGAACATGGTTATGCAAAGCTGATTAAGATAATGGTACTGGCCTGGGGCGGTGAAATACCGGGTCAGTATTTTTCTGCCCCAGGACAATCAGATAATGCTTTATGATATCATAGTCTGAAACTGCGCAAAAGTGCGCACAAAAAACAGAATAGACTAAACTAAACGCTATCCCTCTGCCGGTATCAACTATAGGCACATATACGTTGACGAATGCACAAAATGCACTAAAATGCATACAAAAAAGCGCAGGTCAAAAAATGAGGTCAAGAAAACCCGAATAAAAAAGAGTTTGTTAACACGATTACATGTGTGGGTCAAGGGGCTAGAGTAGGTGGGAAGCGATTTGTTAGGTCTGGACAATACTGGAATGAGTTAGGACAATGCAGCTTTGCCTATGTCCAGGTATACCTTATTTCCGGGCATACCTGGGGAGTTTCACGACTGAAAATCCGGCAGCCAATTTAAGGCTTAAAAATGATAACACATGATGGGGATAGGGATAGCTATTATTAGTAGATATTTTAACTTAATCATTACATGTTTCTAAATATTTATCCCAATAATTTTCCTTGTCCTCTTCAATCTGGTGAAGCCATAAATACATCATTACTACCTCAATTTGTTTTTTATGACCTTTAATAAAGGGTTTATGAGCATACCTGAGATAAAAACTGTTAATATTAAAAATATTAGTTGAGGTTTTGAAGTTATATTTAAAACCATCGGGATAAACACATTCATCTGTTTTTATTCGGCATTGTTTAGGCCATGTCTCGGGGGTATCCCAAAAATAAGATAGATAACCAAAAAGTCCCATGACAATATTAACATGATATTGTTCAAGTGTACTATTTAACCAATCAGTTATTTGTTGTGAAAAATTTGGTATATAATCAGGAAACCGCTCCGACTCTCTCCGATGATATTCTTTTATAAATTGACAAAGCAATTCCGTTTCATTTTTAAGATATGCGTGGTCCTTAATGATTTTTGCATAACAGTCGTAAGATATTGCGCGAAATTCTGATTCCTCATACATAAAAGGGAAAGCTTCGGACTGAATTAAATGATATCCGATAGTTCTATTTATCTGGCGACCATAAGCATCGTATATGGACACTAGCCAATTTTGAACGGCATGGCTATAATTTCTTAAAGACTTTTCATATTTTCTTATTTTTTCATTTTCGGTTATAGTATGTCGTTCCGCCCCTTGAATAGAGAGATATTGGTCGAAATACTCAAAGATATAGTTTATGCATGTACGAATATTATTTATTTTTTGGCTAACATCAAATTCATTAATACCATCTTCGGTTTTCCTTTTCTCTATATATTCTTCTAAACTCAACATTTGCTTATCTCCAATGAAATTAGAGGGATGGAATTAATAACGTACCTCTAAGATGGTCAGTCCTCCATCAGTTCGTTTATAAGGTCCCCAGTACTTTTACGCTCCATTCTGCAATGGTATCAAAGTTTTAATTGGCTAAAGTCAATGGAAAAATCCTCATATATGTTGACCTTAACAGAATCGTTGAATCGGTAAATGGTGGGGGGAGTTTCATTCGGAAAATCATAGACCACAATAATTTCCCTAGCTGGGTCTACAATCCAGTATTCCCGTACCCCCGCGCCCTGATAGAGGGCCAGCTTTTTATAATAGTCCATCTGGCGGCTGGAAGGGGATACAATTTCTATAATCCAATCCGGCGCACCGTTGCAGCCTTTACTGTTTAATTTGTCTTTGTCGCAAATAACGGATATATCTGGCTCCAGGTAGTTTGTATTACTCTTTTCATCCTCTGCCTGGAGGAACACGGCAAACGGAGCCGGGAATACCTCGCAGGAACCATTATTGTTGCGGATGTGGTTTCCTATCTCCAGGTGCAGGAATGACAATGTTCTTTGATGGG